ATGGATATATTTGATCAATATTCAATAAAAACAATAGATGATATACATCTAGTTCATAGTTTTAAAACTACTTTTATGTTAAAAGTATGGTCTATTATTCAAATTATAATATATTTATTGATGAAATATAAATATATATAAAATATATTTAATATTGTTATTAAATGATTTATAATAATACCGCAATAGAAAATACTAATATAGTAAATTTAATTCATACTACAAATATACCGTTTGTAGTAAAATTTTGGTTTTTTTCAGAATTTACTTTAAATTTTATTAAAATTATAATTTTTATTGTTAAAAGAAGATATTAAAAATAATTATTTTTATGAATAATATTAAGAAACAAATTAATATTGATATGTATCTATTTTTAGGATAAATATAAAAAATGATTATTTTTATATATTTAATTTATATAAAATGAATACATATTTTAAAATAAGTTTATTTTATATTGGCTTATTAATTTCTCAGGCTGTGGCTTGTAATAGTACTGATATTGAAGAAAATAATAATGTATTATCAGTAGTTCATAGTATTAAATTACCATTTATTATTAAACTATGGTTTTCATTTGAAGCACTTAGATTAGTATTAGGATAAATATATAAAAATAATTATTATTAGTAATAATATATATATGACAGAAGTAGATTATATAAAAATAGAAGATTTAAAAGAATATGAAAATATTAATGAAAATGAAAGTTTATATGATTATTTATTAAATAAAAATTTTTTTACAGAAGAAGAATTATTTGTATATTATTATAAAGAAGATTTAAAAGAAATTAATTTTTTTAATCATGAATGGAATGGTGTTAATTATCTTCAAGCATTAAAAGATAAATTATTTTCACATTCAATAGATAATTATAGACATAGAATTAATTTACGAATATGGGATTGTATATATGATAAAAATATGTATAAAAATTTTGATAAAGATCTTAAAATAAAATTAACAATATTACATTTTATGAAACATTATAATATAATAAGAAATAATTCTGGTAGAATTATAACAATAGATAATGAAAAATTAGAAGGTATTCAAAGTAATTTAGCTTATTTAAATAGAATAAGTATAAAAAAATTATATAATTATAAATTATTTACTATTCAAAATAAAATAAATAATAATTTAGTAAAAAAAATAGAAGATTTAGAAAATAAAAATAAAAATATTTATTTAAAAATTTTTGGATTAGATATTGCTATATGTTTAATAAATTTGGGACTTATTTATAATAAATATAATTATTTTATAAAAAATTTTTGGATTAAATAATAATAGAAACTTTTTCATAATCATTTATATTTAAATAAATTTTTATATAATAAGTCATTAAATTTTTATCATATAAATACAATAACCATTTATTATTATCATATGATATATTTTTAAGTTTTAAATTAGATATATATATTTCATTTATTTTACTTAACCATTTATTTTCTTTATTTGAATATATAGATGATATAATATCACCATCTTTTAATTCAAATATATAAATAATCTTTATTGTCATTAAAAAATAAAGATTTTAACAAAAATCATTTTTTTGTATTAATATTTAACATTTTAATTAAAAAATGATATATATAAATTAATTAAATAATTATATATTACCATGGATAATATGTACGATGATCGTTTGGGTGATATCTGGTTTGATGAAGAAGATCCTACATCAGAATTTTATAAACCAGAATGTTGTAGAAATGTATATTATGATTTAGCAATTGGTGTATTTGATTATGATGCTGATTCAGAATATGAGGACTACGAGGACTACGAGGACTATGAGGAATACGAAGAATATTATTATAATGAATCAGAAGAATTTGATGATTATTAGATAATATAAAAAAATAAAAAAACAAAAGATATTAATTTATTTTTTGTTTTTTTTATAAAATTATTTTTTAATTACATATGTATCTCATAATTACATTCATAGTATTTAATTCTTGTGTTAGTAATTTAAAAGCATATGGAATTCTAATTTGAACAATATCAGTAGCATTTTTACAATGATTACATTTATAAATATTTTTTTCAGGATTAACTGTAGCAATCATACCACAATCTTTACATATAAATACTCTATAATTATCAGCACAATCTAACATCTTTTCTTTTAAGAATAAAGCAGATCCATGTCCAATAAAACAGTCTCTTTCCATTTCACCTAATCGTAATCCACCACCTCTTGCTCTACCTTCTGAACATTGTCTGGTTAACATTACAATAGGACCATTACTACCTCTAGAATGTATTTTATCAGTAACCATATGTTTTAATCTTTGATAATAAGTAGGACCAATAAATATTTCTGTTTTAATTTGTTCACCGGTTCTACCATTATACATAATTTCGTTACCATATCTTTCTAATCCTGTTTTTTCTAAATTTTTAGCAATATCTTCTACAGTACATCCAGAAAATGGCGTAGCATCACCATAAGCTCCAATGTTACATCCTACTTTACCCATAATACATTCCATTAATTGAGCCATAGTCATTCTAGAGGGAATTGCGTGAGGATTAATAATAATATCAGGTACAATACCATCTTTTGTAAAAGGCATATCTTTATGATCATATATCATACCAACAGAACCTTTCTGTGCTGATCTAGACTGACCACACCATAAAGCTTTACCATTTCTTCTAACATATACAATACCATCACCTTCTTTTACAGTACAGCAATAAACTTTACCATTGTAATCAATATATTCGTCTTGATATTTAAAATCTTTATTTTTATTACTTTTATTATTATTAATAGTAGATTCATATTTATTAGTATAAATATTTAATATCCAATTATCTGAATCATACATTTGAAATTTATTACATGAATATCCAGCATGTAGTGCTAATTTTTGTAAATCATCAGATAAACTTGAAGTAATATTATGATATTTAATATTAGTTTCATTAGTAATATTACAAATAACATTAATTAATTTAATAGATTGTTTTTTATTAAGAAACCATACCCAATTATGTAAATTCTTATTATTATAATTTTTTAAGAAATTAATAATATCATTATTATATGTTTGATTATCAATAAAACCATATGATATATATAATCCATAAATATAAATCCAATCATCAATATTAATAATAACATCATTATTAATTTTAAAATCAGTTATATATGTCTTATTATTAGATAGAATTAGACAATCAGGAATATTATTAGAATAGATAGGATTCCAATCATCAATATATTGTTTAATTTTGAATTTAGAATGATAAATATTTTCAGCAGTTTTAATTTTATAACTAGAAGTTTTTTTATGTGATTTATAATAAATACGATGATTGGGTGTAACTAATAAATCAGCATTTTTTGTATCTAAATGATACATTTTACCAGAATAATCATATTCGTGTAATTTGGTAGGATATTGATAGATAAGTTTATTATCAACTAATGTTGCTACTTTATGATTTAATGTTAATTCATTTACATTAACCCATCCTTCAGATGTTAAATATTGGTGATCAGATGTATAACACGCTACTTTATCACCAATTTCAGGTTTTCTATTTTTACGAATTCTAATTTTACAGAATTTATATCCTTCACTGTTAGTTCCTACATAATTCATATCAATATATCCATCATCATTTGATTTCATATAAATACTATTATCTTGATATGTATTTTTACCATTTATTTTTCTAGGCATAACTTTACCAACAATAATATCACCATTATCAACATAAGTATTTTTCTGAATAAATCCGTCATCACTTAATTTATCATATGAATAAGGTTTACCTACACATAAGTCTTTAGGATTAACGAAAATTTCTTCTTCACCAGAACTATGATTTTTTGTACATTGATCTCTAAATACTTTATAATATGTGCTTGTAAATAATCCTCTATCGAGAGCAGATTTATTAATCATTACACTATCTTCTTGATTAAAACCAGTATGTGTCATAATAGCAACAATGGCATTTACACCAGAAGGTAATTCATTAGTATAAGTATATTTTGATAAATTAGTAGAAACAATAGGTTTTTGAGGATAATTAATAATATTTCCCATAGTATCAGTTCTATGATTAAAATTACTCATATAAATACCTAATGCTTGTTTACCCATAGCACAATTACTAACAGTAAATCCTTCACCGCCGATAAAACTATGAAATTCTGTATTACTAATAGTTAAATCACTAATATTATTATTAGTATTAATGAATTTATTTAAGAACGGAATAAAGATAATATTTTCTTTAATTTCAAGTAGATTTTCAAATTCTTGAATAGAATAATATGGTAATATATTATCAGATCTATAATATTCTAATTGAAACTTTTGATATTCTTTTTCAATAAAATTTTTATGTAATTCTTTATAATTATACGCAACATTAATATTATGATTGTCACCAAATTGTTTTAAAATATCATCAATAATAGGTTTATTATTTGTGTTATTATTATTAATACTTAAATATCCTGATAAATATTCTTTTTTAATTAAAGTACTGACAGAAGATAACCATTCATCGATAAATAAATTAACATTATATAATAATAATTCTAAAGATATTTCATAAATATTATTAATAAATCCTAATTGAATAGCATCATTGATAAATGCTTTTTTATCAATATCTGATAAGAAATTAAATTTATTTTTATAATAATAACCAGCCATTCTAGCAATAATAGGCATATTATAATTATCAGTATTAAGAGGATAAATATTAATAGATTTATAGAAATCGTTTACTTGATCATTAACATTAATATTAATAGTTTTAATAGAATTATAATTAGTATTATCAGCATAATTAGTATTAATAAGAATACCTAATTTAATAGTTTCATCAAAATCTTTAACTTGAACCCAGCCTTGATTTGTCATAAATTTATGATCATATGTAGCAGTAATAGTTCTACCACTAATAAGTTTAATATTATAAACAATTTTATTAGTAATACGATTATAATGATAAATAACATCAGAAATAGATGTTTCTAAGGTATTAGGATTAAAACATACAATTTTATCACCAATTTGAATATTTTTAATTAATTTATAATCACCATTACTTAATAAAACTTTTTCATTTTCATTTAAACATTGATAACAATTACGAGGAGATTGATTATGATCACTAAATGGAATATTAACACCTAATACACCATTCATTAAACTAGGATGAATTTCACAATTAGTATATTGAATAGGCATATGATATTCTGTTGATTTTTTATAAAGTTCTTTATAATTGATAGCAATCATAGCATGATTAATTTCATTACAATCTAAATATTCAATAATACCTTCTTCATTATCAGAATTATTAGGAGTAATTAAATTATCAAATGTTTTATCTTTAATAAAATCATTCCATGTAATATTTTTTTCTCTAAGAATTTTAGTAATTCTTAATTCTGATTTTTTATTAATTTCATCATAATCAACAATTAATAATGGTCTATACATTCTACCAGCTTCAGTACTTATAATGATAGCTCTTTTCATAATATTCCAAATAACACATGTCATAGGATAAATGATACCGGATCTTTTATAATGTTTAAGAGTTTTATATAATTCATTAGGATTAGTATGATAACCAATAATATCACCATTAATTTGAACATATACATTAGATAAATTACCCATTTCTTTTAGAAAATTGAAAACTTTATCTCTTCCAATATTACTAGTTTCATTTTCAAATACATATCTAAAACTATCATCATAAATATTAGTACCTAATTCTTGTAAAAGTGTTCTAATATGAGTACTATTCATAGCAATAGAGATATTAGTACTTAAAGCAATATTTTTAACAAGTCCAACAGAAGCACCTTCAGGAGTTTCTGCTGGACAAATCATATTAATTTGAGAATTATCTAATTTTCTAGGTTGAACTAGTTTACCATTTTTTTCCATAGCAGTACTAATTCTTCTTAAATGTGATAAAGTACTAGCATAAGACATTCTATTTAATACTTGAGAAACACCCTGACGAATATTTTGAAAACTACCAATACTTTTAATACCCCAATTTCCTGTAGATAATGAATATTTTAGCCATGAATCTAATAATGAATGTTTAAAATATCTATGAATATTGTTATCACTAATAATATCAGTTGTAATAGAAGTATGACTTGCTCTCCATAAATTAAGTTCTCTTTCAATTAATCCTTTAATTTCTTTAGTCATTTTTCCATAACATTGTCTGAATAAATTACTCATTAATACACCAGCTGTATCAATTCTTTTATTCATATAAGAATCACGATTATCATAATCATCATATTTAATATAAATACGAATCATTTTATTAATCATATAACCAAGATATAATGCTTTTCTTCTATAATTTTTACCAACATGACCAAGAAAGTCGTTAATAATATTATCTCTTAAAATTTTAATAGGATTTGGTGTATTTTTATTAACACCAGTCATATTTCTAATTAAAAATTCTTCAGCTTGTTCTTGTGTATGAATATCACAGGCATCTTCACAACAAGCTCTTAATTGATTAATAATTCTTTGATTATCTTTATTATCTAGATCATAAACAATATGTTGTAAAATTTCTTTATCACTAATAATACCTAAAGCTCTGAACATAATAAATACAGGAACTTCAGATTTAAGAAAAGATGTATTTAATCTGATATTTCTGCCCATATGATTAATTTTACCAACCATATTAAGACTAGTAGTTTTAGGTGGTAAATATGAAGAATCACTCATTGATCTAATTTCAGCATAAATACCATCATTATTATTATTTGGCACAAATACTAAAGTTTCATTTTCATTAATTCTATCTTGCATAATAAGAACTTTTTCATTTCCATTAACAATAAAATATCCTCCAAAATCATATCTACATTCATCATTATTAGCATTTCCAATTGCTGGTATTTGTGTTAGAACACAAGCATCAGAACGTACCATAATAGGAATTTTACCAATATAAACATTATTTACATATTTATCAATTTTAGTAGGAATACCATCATCATTTAATAATTCGATAATAATATGTACTTTTACAAATAAAGAACTAGAATATGTTAAATTATTCATTCTAGCAATATATGGTGTCATAATAGAAGAAGTACCATCAACTACTTGATAAGTAGGTTTACTTAAAGAAGGTTGTAATACATTAATATAAATTTTTTGAATATTATTATCACTATCTGTATTTTTATTATTAGTATTAATACGAATAGGATTAAAACCACTAATAATTTGAAGAAGTGTAGTGTTAATAAATTTGTTATAACTATCAATTTGGTGTTTAACTAATTGTGATGTTTTATAATTAGAAGAAGAATTCATGAAATATGTGTCTAAAATATCCCATTGAAAATCTTCTTTTAATTCCATTGATAATATTAATAATGTAATATTGATTTATATAATTTTAAAATCATTTTTTTATTTTTAAATTAAAAAATAAAAAAAATTAAAGTGATTCAATTAACCAATAAGGATAAGAACGACTATCATATGTAATAGTTAATGAATATTTAATATTTAATTTTTTATAAGTAAAATATACAAATGGTTTAAATTCAAATTCATATTTAATAACTTTAGATGTGATTTCTATATCTTCTATATTATCTAAAATAGAAGTAATGAATTTTAATAATTCTATATTATTAGAAGTTTCTTCTATTAAATTCATTGTTTCATCATCAATATTAAAATAAAACCATTTATTTGGGGATGGATTATTCATAATAACAGATTTAATTTGATCCATTATAAACAATAATAATTAATTAATAATAATTTCAATTTTTTTAAATTTACTAAAAAAAATAATACAATAATTAAAAAGAATTAAATATTCCATCCATAAGTCCAAAACCCAATCCAGCACCTATTCCTCCTCCTAATCCTTCTATAAATGCGTTACCCATACTAGGTTGTTGATAAGCAACCATTACATGAGGATGTTGTTGTTTATTATAATAAGGATTATTCATATAATTATTATATTCATGTTTATTATAATAATTAGGAGGAAATTGTTGCTGATAAGGTATATTACCACCTTTAACAGTTTTTAATAATTTATTATATTTTTTTTTAAAATTTTTAAAAGTTACATATTTACTAACTAAAAAAATTTTATCATTATTTTTTTTATTAATTTTATATTTTGTTATTAAAAAACCATCAGGATTTTTATCACCATTAATATCAAGAGATTCTATCAAATAATAAAATTTTTTTGTCATAATATTATCTAATTTTAATATAGAAATAAATATTTATCCAATTATTTTTTTTAAATCGATTAATAGTTTATTAATATTAATATTTTTATCTTTAATAAAATGAGCAAAATGTGAAGTTTTACAAATAACTACATGAGGTATTTTATCTATAGGAATATGTTTATTTCTAATTTTATTTAATTTATTATGAGATACTAATATTGTTTTAATTAATTTTTTATTAGTATCATTTGATGGTAATACAACATCATCAATTATTTTTTTTAAATTATCAGAAGTAATATAACAATTTTTAGTATATTCATACATACCAGTGTCTTTATTAATTTTAAATTGTCTAACTAATACACCATCTGGAATTTTATCATCAGATACATCTAAATCTTCAATAAAATAATAAAAAATAGAAGAACTTTTAACCATTATTTCTATTAATAATAAATATTTATATTTAAGCAAAAATTTAAAATAGATAATTATATAAAAAAAAATGCAAGTTTTTTTAGATAGTAAAAAAGAATATGTTGAACATTTATTAGATTTAATTACAATACCATTAACAAAAAAAATATTTAAACTATATGCAAATACAGATTCTATAAAATTATTTCAAGATGAATTACTTAATATTAAAAAATGGAATAATAACATTATACAGGAGGAATATAAAGAATTGATAAAAAAAATAAAATGTAATTATTTTGATAAATTATTAAAGAAAATTGTTATATTAGATGTTAATATAAAAACAGAATATAAATATAAAATTAAAGATATTATATTAATAACTCCTTATGATTTTATTCATAAATGTTTAATAAATATAGGTATTTATTGTTGGAAAAATGTTTATTTATTTTCAAGTAAAAATTTAAAACCATCAGAAAAACAGTATCATATAAATATAATTGAAAAAAATATAAGAAAAATAATTAAAGATACATTAAGACAAATTATACCATTTGAAACAATATTAGCAGATTCATCTGATGAAATTATTCCTAAAAAATCTAATATAGATAAAGTAAAGGAATCAAAAAAAGAAGAAAAAAAAGATGAATCTGAAGAAGAAAAAGAAGAATCTGAAGAAGAAGAAAAAGAAGAATCTGAAGAAGAAGAAAAAGAAGAATCTGAAGAAGAAAATGAAGAATCTGAAGAAGAAGATGAAGAAGAAAAAGAAGAAGAAAATGAAGAATCTGAAGATGAAAAAGAAGAATCTGAAGAAGAATTAAAATCAGATGATTCTGAAGAAGAAGAAGAAGAAAAAGAAGAATTAAAATCAGATGAATCTGAAGAAGAAGATGAAGAAGATGAAGAAGAAAAAGAAGAATTAAAATCAAAAGAAGAAGATGAAAATATAAAAAATAAAAAAATGACTAATTATAAAAATATCAAAATAGAAAAACAAGATGATGAGTTTTATAAAGAAGATGAAAGTATCAAAAAACAACAAAACATTGATATTATTAAAGAAACAGAAGAAAATGTCTTTAATATTAAAGAAGAAGAAATTAATATTGAAGAACAAGAAAAAAAAGAAAATTTACAAGATAATAAAGCTGAGAAAGAAGAAATTATTGATGAAAAAAATGAAAATAATACAGAAGAAATTATTGATAAGAATACGATTAAAGAAATTTCAAAAGAAGATAGATTGGATGATATTAGGATAATAGAAATAGATACAATAGAACCAAAAATTGTAAAAAAAAAGAAAGAAAAATTAAAATTTAAAAATAATACTAATGAAGATGATGAATATATAGATACTAATGAAACTCAGTATAAAAAAAAAGAAAAAAATAAAAAAATATTAGAATATTTAAGTAGTTCATCTGAAAGTGAAGACAGTGAATCAGAAAATATATATAAAAAAAAATTAAATATAAAAAGAGATAGATATTATAGTTAAATTCTAGTTGTTTTTTTGTTATTATAATATATACCTATTTTAATAATAAAACGATTAATATCAGATTTTAAAATATTATTATTATATTTATCTGTTAATTTTAATGAAAATCGCATTAATTGAGGTTCAATAGGATTTAAATAATAAATAGAATCAGCATTATTATATTCATTTTTCAATGTAGTGTTATTAGATGATGTATTATCAACTATTTGATCTTCAACTATAATAGAATCAAAAACATTAATATTAGATCTTTTACCATCAAATATATTATAATTTTTAGATATAAGTCTATTATAATTATTTAAATTAACATAAATTTGATTTAAAGGTGTTTTTAATGATGAATTATTAGGAATATTAAGTAACATGGTTATTAAATTTATTTTATATACATTTCTTAAAGGTTCATCTAAATTTATATAAAAATCACAATATGTAGTATTAGTAAATGTAGCTGTATCAGTATCAATTGTTATAATTTTATATTCACAATTAATTAAATCGTCCATTTATTTATAATAAGTATATTTATTTTTTTAATTTAAGAATAACCGATAATATTTTTAAATATGGCTGATAATATAACAATAGTAACTGCTTTTTTTAAAATAAATAAAAATAAATATAATCATACATATGATGAATGGATAAATAATTTATTATTAAATTTAAATAAAAATTTAATAATATTTACGTGTAAAGAATATTATGAAATCGTAAAAAATGCCAGGAGTAAATATGAAGATAAAACATTAATAATAGTAACAAATATAGAAAATTTTTATATGTATAAATATTTAGATTATTTAAAAGAAAATTTAAATAATGATCATGAAAAAAACTATCATAATACAGATTTATATATGATATGGAATGAAAAATTTAAATTTGTAGAAAAAGGAATATTATTAAATCCATTTAATACTAAATATTTCGCATGGTGTGATATAGGTTATGTAAGAAATCCAATATATATAAATATGTATATGAAAAATTTTCCAAATGTTGAAAAAATTACAGAAGATAAAATATATATGTTAAATATTGATTATAATTTTACAGAAGATGATTTTAAAAATCCTTATAATCAAATATATAGATATATTTCTAATACAATAGGAGCAGGGTTTATAATAGGAAGTGCTGATAAATTTAAAGAAATTATAGATATATATTATAATAAAATAATACCTACATATATAGAAAATGATTATTTTATAGGAAAAGAGCAAAATTTATATGTTTCATTATATTTAAATAATCCATCATTAATAAAATTAATAAAAGGTACTAATGATAATTATACTATACCTTATTCAGAATTTAAATGGTTTTATTTTCTTAAATATTTAAGTTAAGCATTTCTTATTTAAAGATTTTGATATAAAGATTAATAATTATGACAGAAGAAAATAATTCTAATTGGTGGAAACCAAGTTCTAATGGAAAAAAACGAATAATGTGGTGTGGTACACATCCAATTCAATCAAATGGATACAGTAGAGTAATGTATTATATAGGAAAATATTTAGCAAAATATAAAGATATAGAATTGACAATATATGGATTTCAAAATTTTAATATTTTAGGTGGACAAGAAGTATTAAGAGGTGATATACCAAATAATGTTATAATTCATGATGCTTATGCTAATGAAGATCCTAAAAGATCAGGATTTGGAGAAAAAGAAATAGGAAATTATATAAAATCACATCCTCAAGATATTATAATAATATTTAATGATGCGATAATAACAACAAGTTTGACGGCTACTATTATAAATGAATGTGGAAATTACAGAAATAAATTCAAATTAATATCATATATGGATCAAGTATATAGATATCAAAAAAATGAATATATTCAATTATTAAATACTTTTTATGATGGTATAATAGCATTTACACCATATTGGAAAGAAATAGCATATAAATTAGGAATAAGAAAAACGATGCCTATATATGTATTTCCTCATGGTTTTGATCATAAATTATATTATCCTATAAAACAAAATATAGCAAGATTATATTATAATTATGATGATAATGATTTTATGGTATTAAATTTGAATAGAAATCAACCTAGAAAAAGATGGGATACGACAATTATAGCATGGATTGAATTTGTAGAAAGACATTATCATGTTAATGTAACAAAGAAGATAAATAAAAATGATTGTAAAATTAATAAATACACATCTAGACCTATTAAATTAGTAATAGGTACATTAGTAGATGGTTATTGGGATTTATCTAATGTTATTGAAAATGAAGTTAAATTTAGAGATGTTCCATTAGATTATGTAACAAATACTATAATAACAATTCAAGCGCCACAGCAATTATCGGATAGAGATATTAATATATTATATAATGCCTGTGATATAGGTTTAAATAGCGCAGATGGTGAAGGTTTTGGATTATGTGGATTTGAAAGTTTAGCATTAGGAAAAGCACAAGTGTCGGCATATGTAGGGGGTATGAGAGAATTTTTAAATGAAAATATTTCAATATTAATAAAACCAAAAATGAATATATATTTGGATAATAAAAGTGCTGGAATTGGAGGAATAGCGGAATTAACAGATCCTCATGAATATGCGGAAGCATTTTGGAAATATTTAAGTAGTCCAGAATTAGTTGAAAAACATGGATTTAAAGGTAGACAACATATACTAACAAATTATAAATGGGAAAATTTGGTAGATTATTTATATAATAGAATCTTAGTTAATTTATAAAAAAGATATAAGAATAATTATCTTATATAAAAGTAAGTTTCTTATAAATTTAAATTTATATATAAGATACTTCAAAAAAACGTAAATATTATATTTAAGTTTTTTTAAGTTTTAAGTATTCTTATTAATTTAGATATTAATAGGAAACTTCAAAAAATAAAATTATATATAAAATTTTTTTTAAGATATAAAAAATAAATATTTTAAAAAGGGTTTTATATTATTTTTTTTTATGTTAATTAATATTTTTAATTTTAGAAATATTAATCATTGGTAAGATTGGATAACATTCATGTAAATGAGTTTTTAAAAATGTTTGTATTTTAAATTCTTTAGGAAATAAATAGGTTAAACCTTTTTTATTATCAGTAGTTAATAATTTTAAATTTTCATCAAAATCTAATAAATGATTACTTTGAATAGGTAAAATTAGTAATAATTGATATTTTGATAATAGAAAATTTCCATTACTTTTAATATCAGGAATATGATCTTTTACTTTAAGATAATTACTGATATCTTTAGAAGTAGGAGGATAATTATAAGGATAAAACCATTCATAATCTAGATCAAATTTTTTATAATAATTATAAGTCCAATAAATACCTTTAATGAAATTTTCAACAATAGAAGAAATTAAAGAACTATCATAATTAATATTAATATCAAATAATTCTTTATAATAATAATAACGCCATCTTTTACTATTATTATAAATATCATGTGTTAATTTATCTTTATTTTTTAGACCATAATCACTACTAATAGTAGTCATATTTGTAGGTTTTCTTTCAATAAATTTTGCTACTTCTATAATAATTTGTGTATCTTCATTTGTAGAAATTAAATTAAATATTTGTGAAATAGTATTTTTATTTATTTTATTATTAGAAACTAATGAACCAAATTCGTTAATAGCTATAGTTGTAAAATCTATTAAACTATTTAATCCATCATTTTTCATATTTAAAGTTGGAATATGTGGAATGAAATCATTGCCTAATATAGAACACATAACACAGTAACTTTCAATAATTTCAATATCATTTAATAATTTCCATTTATCTCTTAATTCATTTAGAATAGCTTCTTTAAGATTATTAATATTAAGATAAATTATAGTATCATTATTTTCTCTCATTAAATAGATATTATTAATTCCTGAAATTAATGATAATATAATTAAATCAGCATCTAAACCATTAATAATAATATTTTGATCATTTAAATATTTTAAAAGATGATTAAATATTTTATGTTCACCTTCACCATTATTAATACTACCATCTAGAATATATGATGTTTTATTTTCTTCAATAATTTTATTATTTAAATATTCATCTAAATTATTCATAAAAATAGTACCACATGAAATAGCATTAGTATCCCATGTACTATTAATATTATCAATTTTATTTTTAAAAATAGTTAAATATCGTCTTTTTCTTTGTTGAATAATTTTAGCTAATGGAGCTACACCATCTATACAAATAATAAGTTTATTAGGATTAAATTGTTCATAATATTTATTTATTTTATTCCATAAATTTAAAAATAATTTATCAGGATTGTTTTCTTTATTTGCTTCTGGATGAATTATACCATTAAAATCAATTGCATAAATATTAATATTATCAGGAGGATTATTTGAAATAATATTTTTATATTTTTTTGTTAAATGATAGAAATAATAAGGAATACCCATATTTATAAATGTTAATTAATAAAGTATTTATAAAAATTAATCATTTTTTATATAGTTTTTTTTATTCTTATTTTCTTATAGAATAAGAATAAATATATAAATGTCTGGTGTTACTGACTTCTTAAATATCTTTTTTGGTTCTACACAATCACAAGTAACAGCATATGCTATATTAGCAGCAATTATAGCAATATGTATAACTGTATTATTAACTAAAACTGATATGAATTTTGGAGATAAATTTTTACTAATATTTTTTATATTATTATCATTAGTACCTGGTGTATTTTTAATATTATTTGAAATTACATGTATGGTTACTGGTGGATCTAAAGATAAACAATGGTGGTGTTGGTTATACGCATGGGTAGTAGCAGTATTTGTTATTATCTATTGTGTAATAGTTGTATTTATTTCATTTAGTTCATTATTTACCTATAATGATGCTATAGAGAAAATAGAAATGAATGAAAATAAAAATAAAATGTCACCACAAGATTCAAATGATTATGCTAAAGCAATTATAAAATCATCAGAACATTTAGAAACTTTTCAAAATAATGCTATTGAAAATACAATAAAATCATTAATGTCTTCAGCTGATACTAATGAAAAAAAAGAAGAAGAAGGATATACAAATAGTGAATTATTTACAGCAATACCTCAAGATAAAAAAATAGAAGCAACGTCAGATATTAAAAGTGAATTTGTAGGTAGTGTTAATATAATGGATGAATATTTTGCTAATAAAAAAGAAGAAAAATCACAACAAGATATAAGTAAATTTGTGGGATATGGTCCTGCTATAAGTACATTTGCTAATAAAAAAGAAGAAGAACCACAAGAAGATATAAGTAAATTTGTAGGATATGGTCCTACTATAAGTACATTTGGTAATAAATATGAAGAAAAAAAACAAGAATCTATAAGTAAATTTGGAAATATGTCACCATTTTCATTAGATCAACATAAAGAACAAATAAGTCCATTTGTAGGATCTGGTGGATATGCTTATATTGAAAATTTTGCTACAAAAAAAACTGCTGAAGATACTAAACCAAAAGAAGTAAAAGAAGTTAAAGAAGTAAAAGAAAAAAAACAAACTGAAGAAGTAAAGGCAGAATTTAAGGGTAGTAAAACCATAGATGAAGAAGAATTTAAAAATGAAGAAAAAAATACTAAATCAGAAGAAGATGAAACTGATAATGTCGTTGAACCTTTTATTGGCACGAATATGGATATGCGATATTCTAAATATTAAATATTTAAGAGTTTGTGATAAATAAATAATAATGATAATTTATTTTTATGAAAAGTAAACAAATTGAAAAACATTATTATAAAGTTCAATCATGTAGAAATTGTGGGTTAAATGGTCATATTTATAAAAATTGTCCTCATCCTATTATTAGTTTTGGTATAATATGTTATAAAATAGAAAATAATGAACTAAAATATTTAATGATTCAAAGAAAAGATAGTATAGCATTTATGGAATTTGTAAGAGGTAAATATGAATTAAATAATATTGAATATATTAAACAATTACTAAATAATATGGCATTATCGGAAAGAAATATGATAATAACAAATAAATTTGAAGATATATGGAATTATGTATGGCAACAGACAGATATAAATAAAAATAATAAAGAATTTATAAATTCTAAAATAAAATTTTCAATATTAAATGATAATAATTTTTTAAAAAATTATATTACATCAATTAAAGGTATATTTGCGGAACGTGAATATGGTTTTGCTAAAGGAAGAAGAAAAATGAAAGAAAGTGATATAGACTGTGCTATAAGAGAATTTTATGAAGAAACTAGAATAAATGAATATGATATTAAGATATTAGATAATATAATTCCATTTGAAGAAATATTTTTTGGAACAAATGGAATTATGTATAAACATGTTTATTACATTGCTAAATTAATAAATGAAAAATTGGAGGTTAAAGTTGATGAAAACTGTTTAGAACAGGTAAGAGAAATTAGAGCAATTAAATGGTATAATTCAAGTGAAGTTATATCTCATATAAAAAGTTATTATATAGAAAGAATTGAATTATTTAAATTTGCTCATAAAAAAATAATGGAATATGAAAATATATAAGAATATTATATTATTATTATAATAAAGGATGTTTAATGATATTAGAAATTATGTAAAATTGGTGGAATCATGTTCACAATTAACTTATCCTTATCCTAATCCTGATTTAGTAAATAAAGATGATAGTAAAGTAGATCCAAATTATTATACGGATCCACATATTTGTGTTTTTAATTATCCATGATAATTTTTTATTTTTTTCTTTTCAATTTAACTAATAGAATTATGAATAAAAAAAAAGAACTTATTTTAACAGATGAAGATTGTATAAAATGGAAATCAAATAAATTAATTAATCCTATTACAAAATATAAAATTCAAAAAGGTAAAGTAATATATAATGAATTAGAAAAAAAATGTGCTCATATAAAAACACCTAAACTAGTAGAAGAAGAAGAAATAGATAAAATAGATATAAATATATATGGAAAAAAATATGAATTAGATAAAGATAAATGTAAAGAATGGTTAACAGCAAATAAACAAAAAAATCCATTTACAAATCATAGAATAAGTATAAATAGTCCTATAGTAAAAATATTAGAAGAAGGATGTAATAAATTAGGAATAACTGAAAAATCAAAAACTAAAATAATAATAAAAAAAGATGATGAAGAAGAATCTGATAAAAAAAATCCTAAATATAAATTAAAAAAAGAAGTAACAGATGAGGATTGTATAAAATGGAAATCGAATAAATTACGAAATCCTTTAACAAAAACATATAGTAAAATAAAAGAAAATGGACCAATTTATAATAAATTAAAAGAATTATGTAATCATATAAAAACTCCATTAAAAAAAGAAGAAAAAAAGGTTGATATAATAGAAGAAAAAAGTATTAGTTCAAAAAAATCATCATCTTCAAGTAAATCATTAGAAATAAAAAAAGATAAAATTAAACAAATAAAAAAAACAAAAGAACGTGATAGTTTATATTATCCTGATTTAGATGATGATAATTTCAATGAAAAACTTTTAAGTTTAAAAGAAATACAAGTTCATAAAATACCAGAATATAATGATATAAATAGTATTGATGATTTTGAAATACAAGCAACTAAGTCATGTAAAGGATTTGAAAAAAGTTCATTTCAATATTTAATAGCACATTATTTATCTTATCGAACACCTTATAGAAGTTTATTATTATATTATTCAGTTGGTGTTGGTAAAACATGTACAGCAATTACTATAGCGGAAGGATTATTATATACTCATAGTAGTTCAGAAGAACCAACAATATGGGTAATATTACCAGGAGCAATAGAAGCAGGATTTAAAAGACAAATATTTGATACTATGAAAATATTAGATTTTAAAACCATATCTAATCAATGTACAGGAGATACTTATGTAAAATTAGCACAATTAAATAGTACTTTAAATCAAAAAGATGTAGATAAAAGAATAAAAAAAATAATTAAATCAAGATATCAATTTTTTACATATGATGGATTCGCAAATTATATTGAAAATAATTATATACAAAAAAATAAAATAGTAACAGATAAATTAATAATAGTAGATGAAGCACATAATATAAGAAGTAATGAAGATAATGATGAATATAAAAGAGTATATAATTCACTTAATTATATAACAGATACAGGAATTAATAATAGATTAGTATTATTAACTGCTACACCTATGTATAATCAACCAAGTGATATATATGAATTATTTTATTTATTATTAAAAAATGATAAACGAGAACATTTATATGATAAAAGTAAAATATTTGATAAAGATAATAATTTAAATCCAAATGCTGTAAAATTTATATCAATGATGGCGTCAAATTATATATCTTATTTAAGAGGTAAAAATCCATTTAATTTTGCTTTTAAATTATCACCTAAATTAAGTGGATATAAAATATTAGATAAAGTAATTCCAAAAACAGAAAATGGAAAAGATTTACCAGAAAGTGATAAAAACTGGGTAGAAAAAATAGAAGATGGTATTATAACATCAGAATTAGGAGAAAAACAAATAAAATATCTAGAATCAATTGAGCCAATAGGTGATAAAATAGATGTTGCTAAAAATAATTTCAGCGCGTTACAACCAATGAATATAGTATATGAAAATGAGATAGGTAAAGAAGGATTTAATAATATATTTATAAAAACTGGTGATAATGAACAATTAATAGTTCGTTATAATGATAAATATAAAAATATATTATCACCAGATAAAGATCATATTGGACTATATTCTGGTAAATTTTTATTATTATCTGATATTATTAAAAAAACAAAAGGTATTGTTTTAATATATTCTAGATATATATATTCTGGTGTTATACCAATTGGTATAATGTTAGAACATATGGGATTTTCTAGATTAAATACAGATAATTTATTAGATAAAGAAACAATAACTCATGAAACAAAATATGAAGGAATAAAAAATTTAAAATATTGTATTTTATCATCTGCTAATCCTGAAATTATGGGTAATACTACTATAGATGGTTTAATGAAGGTTATTAATAATCCTTTAAATCAAAATGGTGAATTAGTAAAAGTAGTTTTAATGACACCAGTAGCAGGAGAAGGATTAAACTTTATGAATATTAGAGAGATACATTTATTAGAGTCATGGTATCATTTTAATAGAGTAGATCAAATTATAGGACGTGGAATAAGAAATTGTAGTCATAAAAATTTATCATTAGAAGAAAGAAATGTTACAATTTTTATGCATTGTGGTATAAATGGTTATAATAAAGAAACAGCGGATGTTCATGCTTTTAGAATATCTGCAAGAAAGTTATATCAAAGTTATTTAGTTGATGAAATAATAAGAAATAATGCTATAGATTGTAGTTTATTTAAAAGTATTAATTATTTTCCAAAAGATTTATTTAAATTGGGAGATATTGATTTAATAACATCACAAGGTAGTAAAATAAAATATGAATTAGGTGATAATGAAAATTATAATCCTATATGTAAGGTAGATATATCTAAAATAAAAGAAGATAGTTTAGGATATAGAGAAGAAACATATAAACATTTAAGTTTAAATGTAAAAAATAAAATAAAAGAATTAATATTGGAAGGTATTAAAAACAATGAAAGATTTTATACATATGATTATTTAAAAGAAGTTTTTAAAGATATTGAAATACATATATTAATGTATGCTATAAAATTATGTATATATCCTAATATTTTAATTGATAATATATTAATATTACCACATAATGATGGTATACATATAATAGATGTTATAGAAGATAGACCTTTAAAAATAACTTTATTAAAAGATATAAAATCGATATCTCCCAAAAAAGACATTAAGGAAACTAATAAAATATATGATATATTTGATAAATTAGATTTAAAAGATAATTATCATAATGCTATAGTTTCATTATATAGATCATTAGATGAAAATATGTTTAAAAGTATGATTATAAAAATATTTGAAGAAGATACATTAAATAATATAGATAAATTTATAGAAGAATGTTTTATAAAAGAAGGTATAATTATAACTAAAAAAGAACTTCCAACATATCCTACTGATAATAAATATATAGGATTTGTAGATATATTTAATGATATATTTGAACCATTATTATATTCAAGTGATGGTAATTATAAAAATTTTAATCCTAAATTAAAAGAATCATTAATAGCAAATAGAGTTAAAATAAATATACCTGAAGATTTAAGTAAAGAAACATTAGCGTGGGGATTAATATTACCAGTATATGAAGATAAAACTAAAAAAAATAAAATAAATGTATTTAAATTATTAACACCAGGAATTAATTATGGAAAAAAATTAGGTATAGTATGTTCATCGTTACATAAAAAAGATCATAGTAAAATATTTACAGATATTGGTTTAGATGATAGTGAAAAAAATACAAAAGAAAGTTACTGTTATAAAATAGCAGTTCAATTATATAAATTACGTAGATTAACATTATTACCTGAATATAAACCTAAATAAAATTTGATATAAAAAAATGAATTTTAATTATTTATATTAATAAATAAAAATAATAATGGAGCTAATCTTACAAGAATTACCAGATAATTATGAATCTAATGAAAAAATATGGATTTATAAGGAAAAAATTGATATATATAATAAATATAATCAAATTCCATTGGTAATTAAAGAAGAAAAACCAAATATTCCATTAGTAGTTAAAGAAGAAAAACCAAATATTCCATTAGTAGTTAAAGAAGAAAAACCTAATAGTCGATTAGTAGTTAAAGAAGAAAAACCTAATAGTCGATCAGTAGTTAAAAAAGAAAATAGTCCATTAGAATTAATTATTAAATATACATCAACATCTACATTAATGAAAACAACAATAAAAGAAAAATTAATAGAATTAATAACATTACCTGAATTTTCAAAAGCATTTGGAGTAAAAAAATCAGCAGAAGTTATAAGTGCTTTATCAAGAGATGGTTGGAATCAATCGATGGCATTATTTATATCATTTTTATTAGATATGAATGTAATTTATAAAGAAAAATCATATATATTTAATAAAGAAAAAAATAATAAAATATTAGAAATTTAAATTAAATATTCTTCATGTGTTAGATATTTTTCATTTTTATTAGAATTAGTAATAGATTGTTTAGCAAATTTTTTTTTTAGTAAATAAAATTTCATATAAGAGGATATTTTTTGTTTACTTTTAAGTTCACTAATATTATCATTATTAGAATCATCTATTTTTTCTTTATTTAATGAATTAATAGCATCACTAAAATTATTACAGATATTCTCATATTTATTTATTTCATTATGAGATTTAATACAAAAATCAATATAATTATTAATTTTAGATAAAGTTTCTTCATCAAATAAATTTAAATTAATAAAAATACCATGATTATTTTTACTATAATTATTATTACTTTTATAAATTATTTTAAAAATTTCTTCTATTTCAATTTGATTTAAATGTGATATATCATTTTTAATTTTTTTACATAATTCTATTTTTATATCACTCATTATAATGTAATATTGCTTTTAATATTTAAATAAAAATCTTAAAAAATGATTATTTTTTGATATAAAGATTATATTTAAATCTTTAATTGTTAAATGTCTTTAAATACAGATGATGATATATGGAATATAATGAATGATCTTAAAGTTGAATTAGATAAAGATGATAATAATTACAAAGAAGGAGACAATGAAATTATATGTGCGTGTGGATCAAAAGAAACAGTAATAGATGATTGTATGCAATTATGTGCTAATTGTAGTTCAATTATTGGTAAAGTAATTGATAATACAGCAGAATGGAGATTTTATGGAGGAGATAATAAAAGTGATGATCCGTCAAGATGTGGATTACCTATAAATACATTATTACCAAAATCTTCATTAGGATCTATGATAGGAGGAAGTAAATATAATAGTAATTATGATATTCGTATAATTAGACGATATCAAATGTGGAATGCTATGCCTTATAATGAAAGAACATTATGGAATGTATTTGATAAATTAACAGGAATATCATTAACGAATGGTATTCCACAGAAAATTATAGATGATGCGAAAGTATTATATAAAAGAGCTTCAGAAAAGAAAATTAGTAGAGGAGATAATAAAGAAGGTTTAATAGCATCATGTATATATCATGCTTGTCTTATTAATAATTTACCTAGAAGTTCAAAAGAAATAGCAAAAATGTTTGATATAGATCCTGTTACATTAAATAAAGGAAATTCTAGATTTCAAACATTATTACAAATAAATGTAGTAAGTTCATCACCATTAGATTTCATTTCAAGATATTGTAGTATGTTAGATATGAAAATGGAAGATATTGAAAATTGTAAAAAATTGGTAAAATTTTTAGAAGAAAATGAGATAATGAGTGATAATTCTCCAACTTCAAGTTGTGCTTCAATATTATATTATTATTCAGTAAAAAATAATTTAGGATATAATAAAAAACAATTTGCTGATGTATGTAATGTAAGTGAAGTAACAGTAATTAAAGGATTTAAATTATTAGAAAAATTTGAAGAATATATAAATAAAAATTTATTTTTAAAAAAATAATATAAAGTTATATATTGAAATATATAAATAAATGGAAGATTTTTTTTATTTTAATATTACAAATAATGAAAATATAAAAATAGAAATTAAAAATATTTTAAATTTTTTAGATAATATTAATAAAAAAATAAATTATACAAATATTGATATTAAAACAAAAGAAATTGATTTAATTAGATTTTTATTAAATAAATTTAAAAAAATATATTTATTTCAATTTATGATAAATCCAAATGAAACTATTGAAAATGTTTTAAATACTAGTTTTGTACTATTATTTACAGAAATTTCAAATAATCTTAATTATAATGAAATTTCTGTAAATAATAATGATATAAATTATATAGATATTATTAAAAATAAATCTATTTATAAATTTTTAGAAGAATTAGAAGAAAATAAAAATACAAGTACTAATGGAAGATTATTAGAATTACATGATTCGAATATTAAATATTTAATTAATAAATCTGATGATAATACTAATAATATTAAAAAAATAGAAAAAAATTATAATATACTTTTAATTACATTTGGATCATTATTAATTTATAAATTAATAATAAAATTTTCTACTTTAAATCCATTAAAATAATTACTAGAAGCCGATGATGTATATGCTCCAAAATTTTTAATATATATTTTATCATTTATTTCTAATTCTGGTAAATAAATAGTTGATTTAATTTCATCTAAAGAATCACATGTATTACCAAATATAATAGATTCATATTTAATATCATTTTCTTTTTCTTTATTTATTAATAATATTTCAGGATCTTGATTATCAAATAATATACAATTAAATGATCCATAAATACTATCATTAATATAATAAATAAATTTATTATCTATTTTCTTTTTACCTATAATAGATAAATATAAGGATTGACATGATTCAACCATATATCTACCTGGTTCAGCAATAAATTCAATATTACTATCTTTAAAAAAATCATTTATAGCTTCATTTATAATAGCAGCTGTTTCTTTAAAAGTATTTTTTATAAAACCTCCTCCAATATCAAGTATTTTTATATTAAATCCTATATTATTAGCAATATCAGTATATTCTTTTAATATTTTGATACCTTCATAATAAATATAAGGACATTGACATTTTGATCCAGTATGAAAAGAAAATCCAATAATATTTAAATTGTTAGATTTTGCTATTTCTAATAAATTTACAATATTATCAATTTTACATCCAAATTTCTTATTAAATTTACAAATACTTTTAGAATCATCTATAGCAATTCTTAATAATAAGGAAGCTTCAGGATAATATGTTTTTATTTTCAATAATTCAAATTCATTATCAAATGTCATTAAATTAACATTATTTTTTTTAGCAAAAATTAAATGAGATGGATATTTACAAGGATTAGCAAATATTATTTTATTTTCATTATAGTTATTATAATAATTTAAATTTAAAATTTTACTAATTTCATTTTTTGATGCACAATCAAAATTACATCCTAATTTATGTAAATGCTTAATTATATCAATATTATGATTACATTTTATAGCATAATATGGTTTAATTGTTGGTAAATAATTTACCCAATCATTATATGTTTGTTCTAATTCATTTAAATCAATTACAAAATAGGGTTCATCATCATGAAATGCCATAGATATAAATTATAAATAAAGATTTATATATATATAATTACAAAATAAAAATAATAAATGTATAATAAAGAACTTTTTGATTATATATCCAAAGGTAATATAGAGAAAAGTTTATATGCTACTTGTATTTTTTTAATAGAAAATTCAAAAATAGAAGTATTAGAAGAAACATTAATTTCTATATGTGCTCATATTGGAACATTAATACAAATTAAAGAAATATATAAATTAAATGATATAATAGTATTAACTAGATATTTAATAGAAAATGATAAAATAAATGTAAGTGATTATTTAATATTAATAACAAAAATGTGTATATTATGTAATATATATAATTCTTTATTAGTTAGTAAAACTGGTATTTTACCTGTTTCAAAATTAAGAGAAAAAATTTTAGATGTATTTAGTACTGATTGTAAATTAAGTTCAAATGGAATATTAAAATTTGAAATGATAATACCTCCTCCTGATAATGAATCATATATATTAACATTAAAAATATTAAGTTCATTTATAAGAATTATAAAAATAATAGAAGATATAGCAAGTGAAAATAAAGAAGGCATAGATTTAATAGCAATTAAATTTAAAAATTGTTTTGATTATATTATAAGAAAAAAATATACAATTCAAACTAGATTAAATCCAAATGAAACAGATCCCATATATTTTTTATGGGGATTTATTGAAACATTATTTCAACATGATGAAACAATTCATTCTTATTATTGGCTGTTTTGTAATAATTATAAAAAAACATTAAAATCAAATAGAATAGGACTTATATATGGATGTGCTGTTGCTATTATATATAATTATAAAAAATCAATATCATTATCATGGAATCAAAATGAATTAAATGTACTTACTAAAACAAAAGAAATATCATTAGATTTACTTAAACAAGTTAAATTAGAATTAAAAAATAAAAATTTATTAGTAGAACCTATTAAAGAAATAAATATAGAAAAATCTACAAATTTAGATGGTATTAATTATTTAGATAATTTTGTTCCTAAAATAATAACTACTAAAATAAAAGAAGAGATTATAAATAATACATATTTTGAAGAAGAATTAAAAACAATTTTATAAAAATATATATAAAAATAACTTACATTATAATAATAAAAAATATTTATTTTTATTTGAAAAATGTCATTAACATTATGTAATCTAATTGAAGAAACATATAATAATTATGATGGAACAAAAGATTATCCATCAATTCTATTAAATATTTTAAAAGAAAAACAATTATGGCCTGCTTTAAAAATTAAAAAATTTAAGAATGATAAAAATTTATGTTTAATCCATAATTCATATAAAACAGATATTAGAGAAGAATTTAAAGTATTATATGATGAATGTAGAAGTGTTATTCTTGATTTTACTAGAAGTATTGGTAATAATGTTGTAATTAGTTATACTAATTCTATTCCTATTAGACAATCTATTAATGATTATACTACAAATATTTATAAACCAACGGATAAAAGTTATATCGCAATGGATGGAACATTAATTAGTGTATATTATCATAATAATAAATGGTATTTTGGATCAAGTTGTTGTCCAGATATTAATGGATCTAAATTTTCACATCCTACAAAAACACATGGATATATGTTAGATGAAGTATTATATGAAATGTTTAAAAATAAAGTAGATATTAATGATCCTAATATTTCATTAACATTAAGAACATTATTTACGAGTAATTTAAGTCCATTATTTTCATATGAATTTGTATTAATTCATCATGAAAATATTCATATAATTGATTATACAAATATTTTAGGATTAAATTATAAATATTTGTTTCATATTAATACAAAAAATAGAATTACATTAAATGAAGAAAATCTAGATGTAAAACCTTTAGAATATTTAGGAATTAAATATCCCTTAAAATTTAATACACCTGAAGACGCAATTCAATATTTAAATATGAATGAAGGTTCAATTATTATAAAACAAGAAGGAAAATTATATAAAATATCAAATGATAAAATTCATCATGTTGAAGAGGTAAATGCTAATAATTATAATAAATGGTATAATTTATTTTATGTATATATGCTTCAAAAACCTAATTATAATATTAATGAATATATTCAAGAATTTTTAATTAATCAAAGTGAATATAATAATGGATATATGGAGATTAATACTATATTTATGGTAATTAAATCAATAATTTATAATTTATATATATCAACAACAAATTATTATCCGAAATATAATAGATTTAAAATTAATTTAGATATTGATAAAAAATTAAGTCCTGTAATTAGATTTCATTTAGCTCAATTAAGACAGAAACAAGTATCTATTTATAAAAAAGCAATAATTACAGAAACAGAAGTATTTAATTATTTATGTCATTCTAATAACATTAAAAATATAAAAAAAATTATAACACATATATCTCTAAATGGTAAATTATATGATTTACCTGAACAAATTACAGAATTATTTATTAATATGAATAATAAATTATTATTTTAAACTTTTTTAAATATTGCCCATCTATTAAGAAAACTAAATTTTTTTTGTATATCATCTTTATCTAATTCTAATAGAATTTTATCTAAAGATGATTGTTCTTCTTCTGAGTCTGAAATAGATTCTTTAAGTTTATTAAATGATGTAGAATATAATTCTGTTTCTACAATTTCTAATCCAAATTGTTTAGCTTTTTCTATTAAGAAATTGAAATTTACTAAATATTCTGGAATTAATCTTTGTGTATTTTCTATAAATATATCAACTTTTTTATTATAATTATCATCATCATCTATATATCTTTTTATAATTGCCCATAAACGATAATTATTATCATCTAATGTTTTAATTCCTTCGATAATACCTTCACTAGATTTATCTAATTCTTTCATAACACTTTCACCATCCATAAATGTACATATAAATATTCCTTCTTTTTTAAGATTTAAACTTACATTATTTAAAAATCCTTCTAATGTTTCTTCTGATTTAAAGAAATAATGTATAGCAAACATACATGTTACTGTATCAAAACCATCGGCACCTTTTCCTGCTATATATTTATAATATGGTTTTAAATTTTTATTATTTTTATTCATAATTATTTGTAATAATTCTTTACTTTCTTGATCTACCCCAGAATCTCCACTTTTAATATCTTTTGAACAATCTCCTACAGCAAAAGCACTATTAAAGAAATATCCAGTTTCACTTCCTTTATTTTTATTAAATCGTCCATATTCTTTTAATATACGAGCATAAGCACCATCATTTGCTTTATATATATTATCTTTAGCTAAATCTAATCCTAATACAAATTTATAATTAGCATTAATCCATCTTGATAAATCACTAGCTTGACCACATGCTAATTCTAATAAATTATCTCTTTTTTTTGATTTTAAATATAATTTTTCATTAATACCAATATTATGAAATGTTATCATATTAAAAGATAATAATGATCTTCTCGGTATTCCTCTTGAATAATAAATATCATCGGCTTCTAAAGCTTTTCCTTCTAATTCTTCATCATTATCTCTCATTTTTAATTTAGCAGAACCAATTATAAGTTCTTTTGATATAGGATTATGGATTGATCTCCATATATTAATAGCAACCGGTAATGAATTAGCTGTTTTACTAAATATTCCTTTTTTAAATATACGTGTTTTATCTTCTCTAACTCTTATAGGTATCCATTCTTTTGTTTCTATATTATATCTAAATTCTATTATTGAATCATTCTCTATTTTATCATTATTTTCTGCTCTTATATCTCCATTACTATCAATTTTAATATAAGCAAATTCAACATCATTATGATAATAAATAATAGGTTTAAATAATATTGGAATAAAATCTTCTTTATTTTTAGTCATTTCTTTTTGTTTTAAATATTGTTCTTTATTATATGCTTTATCATATCTTAATCTTAATCCTTCGTCAATTGATAAATCTTTTGTTGTAATTGGATTAAAACCTACATATAATCCAATTTTTTTATATTTAATACCATTTTTTCTAACATCTGTAACATATTTAACAAGGAAATCTATAGTATTTTGTTCAGGAGGTTTCCATTTGAATACTCTGTCCCATCCTTGATTCATTGGTATAATACTAGGAAGACTTGGATAATAACTATATAATGCTAATTTAGATGGTGTAAATATTAATCCATCAATATCATATGGATATTTTTTAGGATTATTTAATATATTTTTACAATCATTAATAATATCAGCAGAAGTAAGATGTTCTTTAATAATATATTCAATTTCACTATTACTAGTATCTAATAATTTTATTGTTTTTAATAATTCACTATATCTTGATTTTTCACCTTTTTCTGAAATTAAAGGTAATGATGTTAATAATACTGAATTTAAATAATATATATCAAATGCCGCAAATAAATTTTTCTTAATTGTATCTGTTCTTTTATTACATGATACATATTCACCATCTATTAGTGAATTATATGCTTCTTTTTTAGCTTTAATACCTGTATATTCAACTTTTTGTGAACTATTTATAGTAAATACATAACCTTCTTTATCAATATATATAAGAATTCTTTCACCATCTGCTTTTTCAGTTACAGTATAATTTCTAAGAATACTAATAGCACCATATTCATCAGGATCAACTAAGTTTTTTTGTTCTAAAGTAATAGGTTTAGGTGTAAGTAATATTATATCTTTGATATAAGGAGGGATTTGTATATCTTTTCTTACTAATTTATCATAATTATCTAAAACATCTTTTTGTTGTTTTTTTGATAAAATAATATTACTCATAAATAAAGATTTTATTATAATAATAATATTTGATAATAAATCTTTTGTGTTTGTTATTTTTATTTCAAATTCATATTTTTGTTTTGATATTAATACTTTTGATTCTTTAAGACTTTTAAATAATTTATTATTAGATGATTGTTTAATTAATAATGCTGAGGCTATAATTCCACCTTTTAAATCATAATTAAATTTTTTAATAAATTTAAAACTTTTATCAGTTTTATCAAAATTATCAATAGGATCTATTTTATTTTTATTTAATGCTATAAATTCTAAATTAATATCAAATAAATCTTTTAAAATATCTGTTTTAACTATATTTCTAGTTTCCCATTGTTGATTTAATGGTGTATTGGTATTTGTATTACAATAATTTATAATTGCTCCTATTTTATTAATTATTAAATAATTATTATTATTAGAAACTTCTAAATATTCTTCATCTATTGTTTCTATATAATTATTACGCATCATACTAATAAAATTATTAAATTCATTCTCAGTCCAATCACCATTATTATGAAATTTAATTATCACTTCATTTCCATTTATGATTTCTTTATAATCTTCTATTAATTTAAAGATATACTCATTTTGTGATAATTCCATATTTTAATTTTATATATTCACCTATTTATTATATACAATAAAAAGATTATCAATTTTTATTTAAAATAAAAAAATGATATTATTATATTAATAATAAAGAATATAATTAATGTCAATCGAATTATTTATACCTATAAAATTTAGATGTTCTATTTCTTTAAAACCTAGTGAATTAAATAATAATTTTGAAAATTTACTATTACAAATACTAAAAAATAAATATGAAAATATATGTTCTAAATATGGTTATATTAAAAATAATTCTATAAAAATTATTAAACGATCTATTGGTACTATTAAAAGTCAACATTTTAATGGTAATATATGTTTTGATATTGTATGTATTGCTGAAATTTGTAATCCAATTCAAGGTTCTATTATTAAATGTAGAGTTAAAGCAAAAAATTCTTTAGGTTTATTATGTGAAGGTGGTTATGAAGGAAATAAACAAATCTTGGAAATTATTGTTCCAAAAATTTCTGCCGGTATTGAAAGTGAAATTAATTTAGATACTATTGCTATTAATCAAGAAATTAAAATTGAAGTTTGTGGTAAAAAATATCAATTATATGATAAACATATATCTATTATCGGTAGAGCTATTAAAGATAAAGCAGAATTTATTAAAAGTGTTTCTGTTGACGATGGTGGTGATGATGATGATATTATAGTTAATGATGAAGATGAAATAGTTGAAGAAACTTTTGAAGAAGAAGAAATTGAAAATAAAGAAGAAATTGAAGAAGAAGAGGAAGAAGAAGTTAAAAAAAATGATGATGAACTAGATGATGATGAAGAAGAAGAAGAAACTGATATAGATGTTGATATTGAAGAAGAAGAATTTAGTGATGGTGGTAATTTTGAAGATTTTAGTGGAGGCGGTGATGATTATGACTAAATTTTAAAATCAATTTCATTTAAATATAATCTAATAAAATTATTAGATTCTTTATTATCATTATAATAAGCAATTTTAAGACAACTTTTAATATTTACTAAATCTTCTAATAAAACTTTATTTTTCTTATGTTTAGACATAATTTCGTCAAACATATTATCCAATACTATAGCAAAATTTCCCATTAGTATTTTAATTATTAAAATAATTTTAATCATTTTTTTTAATTTTTTTTTATTTGTCAATACAAATAAAAAAATGATTATTTTTTATTTAATATATTTATAAATAACTATGAAAAAAATTTATAATAATTATCAATGTTCTAATGTTCCTACTGAAATGTATAATAAAAAAGAACAGTCTCCTAAAGGTTTAGGATTATCAGCAGTTGGATTTGATATTAATTATGAACTTAAAGGTGCTGATAATGATATTTGGGTTGTTCAATATAAAAATGGTAAAAAAGTATGGTTTAGAAAATCAGGTATGCCAAAAATTACTCATGAAGAAACTTTAATTAATGATAATAATGAAATTAAAGAAAATTCTAAAGAAATTATTTTAACAACTGTTAATGAAAATATTTCTCAACCTGTAGAAAAAAAATTAACAGATTATAATTACTTTTATCATTATTATAGTAATAAATTAAAAACTGAAAATGATAAATTAGATAAAGCTAATAAAAAGAAACCTAAAGAAATTCAATCTGAAATTTTTGAAGAATGGAATAGATTAAAACAAAATAAAACTGAATTATTAGAATTACTTAAAGTAATTAAAAATAAATAATATTATAAATAGGAAATGAGTATATATGATAATTATAAATTATCAATTTACGATAATAATTTAACTGTTTCTAAAGATAATATTAAATTATTTGATTTTTCAGGCAATAGTAATATTTCATATCAAAAATTATCTGTTCCTGAAATAAATTTTAATAATTCTGTCTATGGTCTATCTTTTAATAATCAAAATAATAATATTATAATTAATTCAACACAAACTTTTTTTTCTAATGATATTTTTATTTCTGGAAAATTATATGCTTCAGAATTTCCTTCTAATGTTGTTATTTTAGATAATAATAATAAAATAAATTCATCATATATTCCTATAACTAATAATTTAACTTTATCATGTAATTCTATAGGTATTGGTGTAACAAATTCTTTAGCAAAACTTCATATAAAAAATGGTGATACTATAATTGAAGATGGTAGATTAGGTATAGGAACAACAATATCTAAATATAATTTTCATTTAATAAAAAATGATAATATGAAAGATGTTCCTGCTTTTGTTATCCAAAATAATAATAATAAAATAATTGATATTTATTCTGAAAAAGAAACTGTTATTATTAATAATAATCAGAATAATTCTAAAATAGATTCTAATATTAAACTTAAAATTTATGGTACCACTGAAACTTCTTCTCTTAATATTTCTGATAATTTTATTGGAACTAATTCTAATATTTCTATCAAAAATGATTTATTCATTAATTCTTTAAATTCTTCTAATAATATTATTAATGTTAATAGTAATGTTGATTTTATTATAAGTAATATTTCTATAGGATCAATTATTTCAAATATAATTGATATTAATAACTGTTTTGATGTTCAAAATAATAAAATATTATTTTCTTCTAATATTTATTTTGATATTAATACTTCATCTAATTATATTAATATTGTTAATAATGACTATATAACAACTATTTCTAGTAATTCTACTATAATTCCTAATTTAATAACTTCAAATATTAATCTTATTAATTATGATTCACTTACTTCTAATCCTAATAAAGAATCTGTTTTTGATATTAAAGGCAAAATTCGTTTATATAATGATAGTCCTTTTTTTGTTATTAGTTGTTATACTAATAATAATAATTTATATTTTATTACTAATAATAATAAATTATATTCTTATAATCTAAATTCAAAATTATATTCTTTAATTTCTAATAATTTTTATTATTCTATATTTAAAGCAAAATTTAATTCATATGCGTATTATTATAATAATTCTTTAATTATTAATGAAAATTCATATGAAACTACCATTTCTAATATTAATATATTAGATTTTGCTATTAATAATAATATTTCTACACAACCTTTAAACAAAATTATTTATTATATTAATCAATTTAATCAGGTTGTTTCTTATAATTTAACTACTTTAATTTCTACTATAAATACTATCAGAAATGATATTATTAAAATTGATACTTATTTTGATAATACATATATCGTTTTAACTAAATCAAATTCTTTATTTCATTTTAATGGATCTATATTTACACCAATTATTTTTAATAATATATCTCCTTCTGTTATTATTGATTTTTCATGTGGAGATTGTCATACATTAATATTAACAAATTTAGGTGTTTATTCATGTGGATATATTAATATAAATACAGCAACATATAAAAAAGGTTATATTAATGAAGGTACTTCACCTACTACAGCTTATTTAATTGAATCATTATCAAATATAAATAAAATAAAAGCAAGTAATAATAGTTCAATTGTAATAGATAATAATGGCTATGCTTATATTTTTGGAACAATTAATAGATTATTTAATTCAACTATAATATTTAAAATTGAAAAATATTATAATTTTATTGATTTATCCTGTAATAATAATGAATTATTTTTATTATCATATTATAATGATTTAATAACAATAAGTGATAATAATAATACAAATATTTTAATTCTTCCAAATAATTTTTATGGAACTTCTATAAAATCTAGAGGTAGTATTATTATAGGCGGTGATAATTTTTATAATATACCTCCTAGAAATAGTTTATTAGTTGAAAATTTTATTGGTATAGGTTCTTCAAATATATATAGTAGTAATTATTCATTAGTAGTATCTGGTAATGTTAATGTAATTAATGGTTCAATCTATAATAATGGTATTCTTTTATCATCATCATCTACTAATAGTTCAAATTCTAGTACTTGGATAAAAAATAATAATGATATATTTTATATAATTGGTAATGTTGGTATTGGTGTAGCTAATCCAAAAAGTAAATTACATTTAAATGGTGATGCTATATTTGATGATAATGTATATATTAATGGAAATTTAATTACAAAAGAGTATAAACCATTAGTTATTAATAAAGAAAGAAATATTTATTATAATGGTTTATTTGGTATAAATACTAATAATCCTCAAGGCAGTATTCATATTTTTAATGGATCATTAGTTACAAGTAGTACAATATTTACATCTAATCAAATTATATTAAATTCATTTAGTTTAAATGTAAATAGTAGTTCATTATCTACATCTTATATAAATCCTACATTAATAAATCAAAATGGTGATATTATTATAAATTCTTTTTATAATTTAGATTTAAATTTTAATAATAATAACAATAACAATATAGAAATTTATAAATTAATTAATAATAATTGGATAACTTATAAAATAAATGATAATTCAAATATTAATTCAGCATTTGGTGAGGGTATCGCTATTTCTAAATCAGGATCATCTATTTTTATAGGTGCTTATAAAGAAAGAAATTTATTAACAAATGAAATAACAGGATGTATTTACAGATATTCTTTTGATAATAATAATATTATAAAAAATTCTGAAAAAATAATAGCATATAATAATATTGATAATAATTATTATCAAATTGGTAGAAATATTATTTGTTCTGGTAATGGATATATATTAATATCAACTATAAATAATTATACTGATTTATTATATATTAAAAATTTATTTAATAATACTACAACTTTATTAGATTTTTCTATTTATGACTATTTTCATAGTTCATTCAGTACATCATATACTACAAATCAATTTGCCAATAATTCATTTAGTTATAATAATTTATCTTTAGATACTTCTGATGATGGTTCAATAATTTTAATAAATTTTATTTATAATACTACATCTGGTATATTAATAAATAATTTTAATTATTTTAATTTTTATATAGTTAATAATAATGAAATATTTTTATTAAAATTTACACCTAATTTTAATAATTCAGGTAATATTAATGCTAATGTTACTTCTGTATCTATTTCAGCAGATTCTTCAAAAATATTTATAACAACATATAATGGATTTAATTATATATATGATTTTAATTTCATTTTAGATACTTATAAAACAACTAATATTATAAATAATACGGTTATAAAATATTATGATAAAACACCTTCTTTTGTTTTTTTTAGAAAAGAAGATAACTTTAATTATAGTCATTTTAGAGGAAAAATATCAAAATCAGGTGATATATTATATATAGGAAATACCAAATCTATTTTTATTTATAAATTAAATAAAATTGATAATTCATGGATATCACAATTATTAATCCCTAATCTAGATCAATTGACTAATATTAATAATTATTCTATAAGTATTGATTATAATGGTTATAATTGTGCTTTAAGTTATTTAAGAAAAACATCTGATTCAATTATTGATAATATTCAAATAACAAATACATATTTTAACTTTTTAGAAGAAAAAACTAATTTAATCTTAGATAATGATAATCTAAATGTTAATTTATATTCTTATTTTAATTCTAATATTTACGCTCCTTATTATTATGGTTCAGGTTCTTATCTTACTAATATATCTCAATCAAATATATTAAGTACAAATCAAATAGGTGTAATATATACTAGTAATAATAGATATTATAATAATAATAATTTTTATTGGAATGATTCTAATAATTCTTTAAATATTTCTTCTAATGTTGATACTTGTAATTTATTAGTCAAAAATATATATATTAATAATATTCATACTGATGATATTTATTTTCCTAAAAGTCATCATTTTACAGTACCTTTTGGTGGTACTAGTTTAAGTAATCTATCATCTAATTCATTTATGATAGGAAATGGACAAAATCCTATAATTATGTCTAGTAATCTTCAATGGATAAACAGATTAAGTAGATTAGTTTTTAGTAATAATGCTACATTTGTAATATCAAGTAATCCTCCTATTATTAATGTTCCATTTATATTTAATTCACATTATTCTGAAATAATAGCAACAAGTAATGGTGGTACTGGACAAAATAATTATAAAGAAAATTGTATATTATATCATTCATCTAATAAATTTCAAACTACTAATAATTTATATTGGTCTAATATTAGTTCTAATTTATATTTAAATGGTTCATTGAATGTATTATCTAATATTTTTGTAAAAGGAGTTAATATAAGTAATATTGATGTTAATAATTTTACATCTGTTGTTCCTATTTATAAAGGAGGTACTGGAACATCTAATTTTAATGATGGTTGGTTATTAATAGGCGCAAATAGTAATCAAGGTAATATTAATAGTTATTCTAATTTAAGATGGGATAATGATAATTCTAATTTAATAACTTGTAATATTTCATTAAGTAATATTAATTTTTTAGATAATTTTTCAAACACTTCTAAATTATTTATTCATCCTAACAGTATTTATGATACTATTAATTTAAATAAAGGAGGTTTAGGTATCACTAATATACCAAATGGATGTTTATTATTTGGCTTTGATAGTAATTCAATAAATATAAATAGTAATATTATTTGGAGTAATAATGAAAGAATATTAGATATAAAATATGGTACTATATTATCTTCAAATAATAAAAGTAGTTATTTTTATGGTGATGGATCAAATATAACTAATATTACTATTAATAATCTAAATGGTATTATTCCAATATCAAAAGGTGGTACTGGTAGAAATTATATTGAAGAAGGATTAATATTAATAGGAAATAATAGTAATCAAATAAATACTACTGATAATTTAAAATGGAATTCAGAAAATTCTATTTTAATAACATCAAATTTATCTATAAGTTCTAATCTATTAATTTCCGGATCTAATTTTTATGATATTATAAAAAATCCAAATTCTATTGGTATTGATAATAATAAAATAAATGGTGGAGAATTAATATTTACAACCAATTCAAAAACCTTAGATATTAATAATAACTTAAAATGGAATAATTTAAATAATTTATTAGAAATAAATAATGGTTCTTTAAATACTTCTAATATAATAGCTTCTAATATTTATTTAAATGGTAAAGATATAAGTATAATTAATACTACTGATTTATCTGGTATTTTATCTGTATCAAATGGTGGTACTGGATTAAATATTATAAATGAAGGAAGTATATTAATTGGTAGTAATAATAATTCTTTAATTACTTATGATGAAATAAAATGGGATAATATAACATCAACATTATTAGTTGATAATATTAAAATTACTTCTAATTTAACAATTAATAATGCTTCTTTATCTTCAATTATAGCAAATATTGATTCTAATTTAATATTAAGTAATCTTGGTTTTAATAATAATGAAATACAAGGAGGAGAATTATTAATATCTGATAATTCAAATACATTAAGTATTAATAGTAATTTAAGATGGAATAATTTAGAAAATTTATTAAATATAAATAATGGTTCTATTATTAGTTCAAATATTACAGGAAAAAACTTAGTAATAAATGGAAATATATATTCTAGTGGTGAAATATATACTAGTTCAGATATACGTTTAAAAACTAATATAAGTTTAATAACAGATCCTATTAATAAAATAAAACAATTAAATGGTGTATATTATAATTTAATAAGTAATCAAAAAAGATCAATTGGATTAATTGCTCAAGATGTCGAAAAAATAATTCCTGAAATTGTTTATACAAATACAGATAATACTAAAGCTATAGCTTATACTAATATGATGGGTTTAATAGTTGAATCAATAAAAGAATTATCAATGAAAATTTGTGATATAGAAGAAAAGTTAAATTATATTAATATAAATAGAATATAATTAAAAATAGATGGCATCTTCTATTAATATAACTAATATCTATGAATCCTATTTAGAATTATCTTTTATAGATAGAAAAAATTTTAATCCTAAAATAGATCCTACATTAATAGTAGGATCATTTATACCTTGTAATAATATTGATTTTTTTTATACTGATAGTTTATTATATTTACATTTATATGCTAGTTTATATTATGAATTATATTATTTTATAAAAAGTAATAATAATGATATTGTTAAATTTAAAGAATGTGTTGATAGTCTTAAAATACACATTCAAGATGCTGCTTTAACTGATGCTTATAGAACAACATGTATAGGTTATTTAAATACAGCAAATAATACCTTTAAATTTTCATTAGCTAATTTAAAAACAAACTATAAAACTAAATCTGGTTATTTTAACTATACTCAATCTGAAGATAATACAGAAGCTCTAATAATTACATATGATAATATAGTTCCCGTATTAGATAATATAAGTACTTTTACTTTTCCAGATACATTTACAAGTTCATCTGTATTTGGTTTAGCTGCTGGTACAACTACACAAGATTTTAATAAGAATTTTACTGTAACAACTAGTGGCAGTGAATTATCAGCATACAATACTAGTAGCAGATATAATATGATTCAAAAGATAATTAAAGGAATATTAACTCAAAATCATGAAAATATAATGAGTTATTTGTTATATTATATAGTATATTATCATATAATTGTTTATAATATATGTATTCAAAATGAAATTAATATTAATTATTTACATAATGTTCAGAGTACAAATGCTAGTGATTCTGGTACAAAATTACTAGCATTAAAAACTAAATTAGCAAATGGTTCATTAAACTCACAATTAGCATTTAATAGTTTAACAACTTATGGTGATAATCTAACCGCTATTAAAAATTTATTATCAAATTTAACAAGTGATTTAAATACTATTCAATCTAGATATTTAGCATCAGGTAGTTCAGCTTATATTGATAATAAATCTAAATATGCTGATAAAATAGAAGTATTAAATGAAATAAAAACAGAATTTGATAGAATTCAGAATGAATTAAATTATACTATAAAAGAATATAACAAATATATTAAAAATTTTCAAAATGTTAAATCATATGCTAGTTTTATTATTGTATTATTAATAGCTATAATTATTTTAACTATTGTAATTACAATAGTTAATAGTATATCACCTAATTTTAAAAATTATTATTATATAATTGCTTTTATTGTATTATCATTTATGACTTTTATTTATTATGATAAATTTAAATATATAAACTTTTATGAAAATTTTACAGCTATTCAAATTAGTACTGGTGTAACATCATCATTACCAATAGCTAGAGTCGATAATATAAGTTCATGTATAAATAATACATTTAATTTATCAGATACATCAACTTATAATCTTCCAGCAAGAAATTCGCATAAAGTTTTTGTTAATTCATTAGTGCTTAATTTAAATACATATAATGAAAATATTACTAAATTAATGAATACATTAAGAACTAATATATATACCACAAATTACAGTGTATTTACAAAAGATGGTAACACTTATTTATATAATTTATATATTGAAAAGAAAAATCAAAATGAAGCAAATAGAATTAGAAAAGTTTCATTAGCAAATATGTTAGATACAATGAAAAGACATATTGTATATTTATTTAATATAATTTTATCAGTTAGTCTTTTAACAATTGTATTATTACTAGGATTAATATTATTTAGTAATTTTCCATTTTATCTTAATTATATTATTGTATTATGTGTAATATTAATAATAATTATAATAATATTATTTATTAATTCTATAGTTCAACCTACAAGAATGCTTGTAAATAAATATTATTGGGCTAATAAGAATCCCTCTAAATTTTTATTAGCAAAAGTTTAATAAAAAAAATGATTTTTTTTATAATTTTTATTTTTATTAAAATGATGAATACTGATGAAAAATTCTTTAGTAGTGATGAATTTAATATTCTATGTTTTAAATCAAACTTTCCATCACAATGGTATATTGTGAATTTTGAATTATATGATGAAGATGAAAAACAATTATTTAAATATAATTGTTGTGAACAAAGAATGATGCATAAAAAAGCTTTAGTATTTAAAGATTATGAAACTGCTGATAAAATTATGAATAGTACAGAACCATCAGATCATAAAAAATTAGGTAGATTAGTTAAAGATTTTGATGAAAATAAATGGAATAATGTTGCTGATAAAATTGTAGAAGAAGCCAATTATTGTAAATTTTCTCAAAATCAAAATCTAAAAAAATTATTATTAGATAGTGGTGATAAATATATTGTTGAATGTTCTCCTTATGATAAAATATGGGGCAATGGTTTAAATATTACTGATACACTTAATACACCAATTGATAAATGGAATGGAACTAATCGTTTAGGATTGGCACTAATGCGTGTTAGAGATAGATTAAAATAAAGATATATAAGATATATATTTTTATTATTGTTATAAATGAATAATAATAAACCATTACATATTTTTATATTATGTGGTGGCAATGGAACAAGAATGGATGATTATTCTTTTCCAAAACCTTTAAATATGATATATGGAAAACCTTTAATATATTATACATTATTAAATTTACCAGAAGAAATAAAAGAATTAAATTTTATAGTTTCTCAAAATTTAGTTAAATATAATTTTAATGAGATTATAATAAATTTATTTCCAAATTATAAATGTAATTTTTATAATTTACCTTATTATACAAGAGGTCCTTTAGAAAGTGCTTATTTAGGAGTAAAAAATTTAAATTTATCAGGATCTATTTTATTTTTAGATAATGATAATATTTATACTTTTCCTAAAAATTTTTATAAAATGTATAATACATCATTTATAGGTTATTATATTAATACTACAAATACATCATCATTCAGTTTTATAGAATTAAATGAAAATAATTTTGTTTTTAATATTAAAGAAAAAATAAAAATTAGTAATAATGCGTGTTGTGGTGTATATGGTTTTAAAGATTTAATAGAATTTATAGATATTGCTAAAAATGTATTAGATAATTATAATGATACTAAAGAATTATATATGTCAATGTTATATGAAAAAATGATAAATATTAATAGATTAATAATTGGAATAGAATTTCCATATGTTAATCATGTTGGTAGTTATAATGAATTAATTAATACATTAAATATATTTAAAAAAGAACAAAAACGAATATGTTTTACATTAGATAATGTAATTATAACATATCCTACAATACCTAATGATTATTCTACAGTAAAACCAATAATAAAAATGATTAAATTAATGAGAAATATAAAACAACAAGGACATTATATAATTATATATTCTACACGAGAACTTAAAGATAATATAGAAGAAATAACTTATAAAACTTTAAAAGATTTTAATATACCATATGATGAAATAATATTTGGAAAAATAAAAGCGGATATATTTATAGATGATAAAACAATTAATCCATATAGAAATAATATAAGTTTATTAGGTATATTTGAAGATAATGATATAGAAATTCCTTTAAATAAACTTGAAAATAATAAATATAATTCAGTAATATTAGAAAATAATATAATAAAAAAAACAGGATTAAATAAGTATTTAGAAGGAGAAATATATTATTATAAAACTATATCAACATTAAGTGATATAAATATATTATTTCCTATTTATTATAATTCAACAATAAATAATAATGATACATCAAATTTATATATAGAAAATATAAATGGAATACCTTTTTATACTTTATATAAAAATGAAATGATTACTGAAAATAATTTAAATAAATTATTTGAAATTATAAAAAATCTTCATAATTATAAAAAAGATAATGATATAAATTATTTAGATATTATAGATAATTATTCAACAAAATTAAAAGAACGTTTTTCTAATAAAGACGATTATCCATTTGAAGATGCTGAAGAAATTCAAAATAATTTATTAGAAAAATTAGAAAATTATTATAAACGTTGTAATAATAAATTTGAATGTAGTCAATTTATTCATGGTGATTTATGGTTTTCTAATATTATAATTTCATATACTAATAATATTAAATTAATTGATATGAAAGGAAAATTATATAATAAATATAATACAGGTGGACATATATATTATGATTATGGTAAATTATATCAATCATTTTTAGGATATGATGAAATTATTAATAATGATAATATAAATATTAATTATAAAAATAAATTATTAAAATATTATGAAAATTATTTAGAATCTATTAATATTGATTTAAAAGATTTAAAATTAATAACATTTTCGTTAGTAATGGGAACATTTAATTTTATTTCAAATGAAGAAACTAAAATAAAATTATGGAATTGGATTAAAAATGTTTTTATATAAATGTAATAAATTTTATTTTTTTTTAATTAAAAATGAATATAATTAATTATTTTTAATTTTAGGTCTGAAGAAATGGATCGTGTTGAACTTATTAGTGAATTAAACAAAATTAAATTAATTGATAATCAATCATTAAGAGCAATTTATAATTCATTTATTCGTCTCAATAAACATATTATTATAATTATATCATCAGAATTATATGAAAAATTACAAACAGAATTACAATGTATATATTATGAATCTGTGTATGGTGATAATGATGAAGATTCATTAATGGTTTATAATCAGTTTATAGAAGTGTTGGATGAAGTTATCAATATGATTTAATTTTTTATTTTATATTTAAAAAAATGAAATAATTTAATTATAAAAATGTTTTATACTACCCAAGATAATATGCCTAATTTAAATAAATTAATATTAGGAACATCTTCATTTTGGGTATTAAATTTAAATTATTATAGTTATGTTAAAGAATTATATTTTCAATGTTTATTATTATCTACAATTTCTATTATATCACCATTATTTTGGTATGATTATAAAATAAATTCTAATTATCATAAATTAGATAATTTATTATGTATATTAACTTTATTATATATAATTTATAATAAATCATCATTAATATCAATTTATGATATTTTATTAATGTTTTATTTCTATTATACAAGTATTATTTTTACAATATATCGTAAATATTATTTACAGTTGTATTCACATTTATTATTTAGATTATATTTTTATAAAATAATATTTTTAACTATAAATCAAGATCAATATCATATTCTTAATTATGATATTAAAAAATATATTTTAAATAATATAATATTAATATTAATAACTAAAAATGAATATAATTTAATAAAATATCTAAAATATTCAGTAGAAATAATTATTATTCTCTTTATTTAATATTTTTTTACAATCTTCCCATCCATAATTATATAATTTTTCTGATATATTTTTTGTTAAATATAATTGATCAAATAAATTAAATTTACGTTTAGCCATATTTTTATTTATATAAATAGTATTTTCACATTTATCTACACAATCAAAATGATGTAAGTTTTTAAATATTCCTCCATCAATATAATTATTATTTTTATATTTTTTACTAAATGTATTTCCACATATATATGGAATATATGAACTACAAATACAATAATTTATTAAATCTTCTAAATCATTATATTTATTTATTTTTTCATTTATAATTTTATAATTTTCAATTTTAGAAACTACTATAGATATAGGTATATTTGTAATATCTATATTATTATTATTTGTTAATATATTATTTTTTACATTTTGTTGAAATTCTTCTAAATTTTTATTAAATTTTACAATATAATTATCATTACCAACTATTTTATTCCATATATAACTATGATTACTTAAATCATTTTCTAAATAATAAATAACTGAAGCAAATGATCCTCCTGAAATACCTGTTAAATGATATTTATCTATATGTAAATGTTTTTTAATATATCCTAAAGCACCTATGCTATATGGTATTAATAATCCTGTAGTATCTACATTTATATTTATCAATGAAAATATTTCTATAATATTAGTAAATAATATTAATAAAAATAAAAAATTCATTATTATTATTATAGTTTTATAATAATAATTCTGGATTATTAATATAATTAATCCAGATTTCTTTATTATAATTACTTTCTTTTATATTTAAATAAAATTTAATATCATTACATTTATTTATAATATTTAATCTTTTATCATTTATTATTTTTTTACCAAATAATTTATCTAAAGAATTTTTATTACATATACATCCTATAATATTATTAATTTTTACTAAATTATTAATAATTTCACTATTACTTAAATTATAATTTTCTCTTAATATCATATCAAATATAACTTTTAATTCTTTAACATGTATATATGGTTGATGTGCTGAATTTGTTTTTGGATCATCTTTTATTCCTTTATTAAGAATATTATTTTGTTTAACATCTTTAATTAATTCTATTTTTCTTTTACATGGTAATTCATATTCATTTATTTGTATACTTGAATTTAATAATTTAAATAAATTAATTATATAATCTTCTTGTTTTTCTTCATTTTCTATTTCATATATCCATATTAATATATCTTTATTACATACAAAAAATTCATCAAATTCTCTTAAATATTTTTTAATGGCTTCACCTCTATGTTGACCATTTAATATTTTTATATTATTAGTTATTTTATCTTCATATCCTTCTAGTATCCATCCTATTTCTATATTATTTTTAATATTTTCATATATACTATTAACTCTTTCTTCATTTATATTTCTATTATATATCCAATTTGATGTATATATCATAAAATTTCTATAGCTCATTTTTACAAGTTTAATATTATGTGTTTTTTGGTATATTATATCATATTTATTCATAAAATGTATTAACAATTATATATTTTTATTATTTTTTAAGTATAAATATAAAAAAATGATTATCATATTTATTAATATTTTTACATTGTTATAATGGAGCGTATCAGTGTCTGTAATTTTAATTGTATC